GAGGGCATCAGTTGAGCCGCCAGTGGGATTCTTTCTGGCTGGGTTGGACTATGGTCAACAGGAGTTCTTCCTTGCAGCTCTGTTATCGGAAGATCTAAACATGATAGAGGCTTACTTGTCTGGGGACCCCTACTTGTTTATGGGTAAAGAGGCTGGGGCGATACCTCCAGAGGGCACTAAGAAAACTCATGGGGCTGTTAGGGATCTCTTCAAATCTACAACTTTGGGTAACCTTTTCTGGATGACTAAAGTGGGACTATCGGCAAAACTTACTGCCGACACGGGTGAGGAGTACACTGAAGACGAAGCGCAAGAGCTAATAGACACCTTCGAGGAACTATTCCCAGTGTTCACTGAGTGGCGAAAAAACCTAGTAGCACAGTATGAAGAAGGATATGGTATTAGGACTCTGGATGGCTGGAGACTATGGACGGATAATGATAACCCCAGATCTGTGGGGAATGCCCCAGTACAGGGCGCTGGGGCGGCTATCATGCGCAAAGCTGTGGACATCGCCGTATCCAAAGGTGTTAAAGTTATCTTCACACTACATGACGCAATCTACCTAGAGGCCCCCATTGGCAAAGAGAAGGATATAGTAACCCTCCGCAATGCCATGAGAGAGGCATTCGTTTACCACTTCTTAGACACAAAATACGAGGCAGCCGCCAGTAAAATTAAGCTAGACCCTAAAGCATGGGGGAGACATTTCCCCGAAAAAGGGGAAATAAAAGTTGCGGATATGACCATCCCTGTATCAACTTTGCATATAGATGAGAGAGCTTTAGCAGACTACGAGAGGTTCTCTAAATACTTTTCTGCGCCCGACACTGACCTACTATAGGAGATACAAAATGGAACAGCCGCATGAATTAGAATTATCGATAGAGCAAGTTTACAACATGATCCAAGACAGCTTGGGGAGATACCTCGAAGTTGGATTTACCTTAGACAGTCTAGTGCAGTCAGATAGCTACGGACCCCACTTGCACAGATCTTGGGTATTCTCTGGGGATGCGATTGGATCAATAGAACGGTATTGGGGTGGACTCAAGATGATCTGCTCCGTAATGGGCGGTACGCCCAGGACAAGTTTCTTCACGGAAGAAGGCATACGAACAACTAATAAAGGCCTAAAGGGCCTAGATAGGCGAGAATGATATGACAGCGAACAGTAAGCGTGTATTTAAAACGAAGAAAATTCTTTCTGGAGCTAAAACTGAGTACCATGCATGGGCCAGTTGGGAGGAAGGAGACTCCCTCATTGGTACTTTAGTTGGCACCAGCCAGAACAAAAAGAACAAGAGCAAAAAAGATTGGATCGTTACCGTAGTTGAGCCAAGATTTGCGGATAAGGCCCAGAACAAACGACTTAAAGAGGGCACTCGCCTTACTCTGAACAGCGCGGGCCAATTGGACAAAGGAATGGAGCAACTTGAAGTAGGTGCTATGTTCGAGGTTGTTTACAATGGCCAACGTGAGATGGAAGGTGGGAACTACGCAGGGCAGTTAGCTCACGGTATGGAAGTCACAGAAGTAGTAGATGACTTAGAAGAAGGCAGTGATGACTCTGAAGACCTGTAAACAGCCCAAGTTACCTGTCCACCACAGGCTAATCAGGGATATGTCCAATGAAGCCTACCATGGTGTAAAAGGCACCTGGTCCTCGACTCAATTTAAAACCATCCTAGAGGATGAGGAAGTATTCATCCAGACTTATATAAAGGGGAATGGAGTGAAGGTTGAGGGGGAGGCTTTAGACACTGGCACCTACTTCCATACGGGTGTTTTAGAGCCCCACAAAGTACACAGTGAGGTAGTGGTGTACACTGGAAAACTCGTTTTGGTAAGAACTGGGAGTCTTTTAAGGATAAGCACAAAGGCAAATGTATTATCATTGATAGACAGAAAATCCAGGGAGATGGGATGATCCAAGCGGTAAAATCATCCCCTAGCTCCATGGAGTACCTAAAAGGGGAGCCAGAGGTTTCATTGTTCACTGAGATCGTAGTGGAGCATGGGAGCATATACGCCCCCTATTACTCCATGATGATGACTTCAGAGGGCTGGGTCAAAGTAAAGAAAGTCCCCAAGGGCGATTTTTCTTTGTCAATAAAGACAAGGGCAGACTGCCTGGGGGAGACTTTCATATCAGACCTGAAATCTACTAGTGGTAGAGCAAATAAGTCGGATAGTGTGAGAGGTTCCATAAGTAAGTACAAATATGACCTCTCAGCTTCTTTGTATTTAGATATGTTCTCCCTAGTTAGGCCACAGGTGACAGAGTTTGTTTGGATATTTGCATCCAAAGAAAACCCCGTGGCCGCGCCGTGGAGAGCTACCAGAAAGAATATCCTTATTGGGAGAGCTAAGTGGATGTGGGCGGTAAGACGACTTGCAGAGCTTAGCGAAGCCAACTGGGAACAGGTGGACTACTTAAGGGAGGCTGAGCCGCTTCCCCATGAACTAGAATGGCTAACCCATTCTGATACAGACTTACTATAGGAGACAGCATGAAATCAGTTATTACAGAAGCAAAACTAACCAAACGCTACAACACCGGGGATTATGAGTACGAAGAGCACACCCTTGTAGCTGCCGTGGATGACAAAGAATCCGGGTCGGTAGTTTTGGTGGAAATGAAAAAACAAATCAACGAAGCGTTTGTAGGCGCAGTTGGAGTTAAGCAAGAAGAAGAAGAAGCTAGCGAAGAGCCAAAAGCTAAGAAAGGTAAAAAATCAAATGTTAAAGGAAAGCCAAGTGTTACTAACGACGAAGACAAAAGTTTTGGAGATCCCGCAGAAGAAGTTGCAGGAGATGAAGTTGAAAGCGTTGAAGACGATGAAGCCACAGACAACGAAGATGGTGACGCTAGTGACAATTCTTCCGAAGATGCAGAAGGATCAGAAGAGGACTCTGGCAGTGAAGACGAAGGGGACGACGAAGAAGAAGAAGCTAAGCCAGTCAAAGCAAACGCAGCCAAAGTCTCTAGAAAAGCAAAGCCGCAAGCCTACGACCGCGAAGTTGAACAACACAAAAGAATCTTCAGCAGTGTCCTTAGATCTGTAGCACCCGAGTGGAACAAAACAGAAGGTAGCAAAGTACTAGCTAAGAAGGCATCAGTAGCCATGGGAGGAAAACCTTTCTTGGATGCTGATGGGGAAGTATTAGAGTCTTTTGTATCCGAAGTTAAAAAACTTATGGGTATTAAGAAAGCTAAGTAATGGCTTTACCGGGCATCACCAAAAAACAGCAGCAAATGTTGGCCTATGGTGATGCCCACCCTTACTCGTTACTCTGTGCAGACCCCCGATTAGGTAAATCCAGAGTAGCCATAATGCTACAGCAAAAGCGCGATGCAAACTGCCTTATAGTATGCCCCGCGTACTTGGTATCAAACTGGAAAAAAGAGATAGCCAAGTGGAGCCCAAAATCCACCGTAACGGCATTTAAAAAGGGTAAAGAATTATACCCAGTGGTGGACTCAGATTTCATAGTAATCTCCTACGACCTAGTTAAAAAAGCAGAGTATCTGTTTGAATGGGCATCCATGGCCGTATTCGATGAGATTCATAACCTAAAGAATCTAGGAGCAAAGAGAACTCAATTCCTACATAGATGCGTGTTTGAGTACTCCTTAAAATACTTCCATGGACTAACGGGGACACCTCTAAAAAATAGAGTTAGGGAATTTTATAGCCCCATAGCACTAACCTACTACGACCCAAGACTAGTAGACCCCCAATTTCTTAAAACATATCCTGACGAGATAACCTTTGCGGAGCAGTTTAGTTTTTCAAAGAGCTACGATGTAAAAGTCACCAAAAATGGTGGGGTATTCTCAATGCCCATAATAAACTACTTCGGCCTGAAGAATGAAAAAGAGTTAAAGGCTTGGCTTAGAGGTAGGTACATCAGAATAAGGGCCGAGGCGACCGATCTACCCCCTATCTCATATTTAGATACTCTAGTATCTGACATAGACGACAAAAATCTTCTAAGATCTTTTCAGGCATATTTCACCCCAGACAAAGAGATTAGGGATCTGCTAAAACAGGGAGCTATTACAGACAAAGAGGCAAGGGAGCTGCGTACTAGCTCTGTACTACCAGAGCACAAAAGAAACGCAGCGGTTCAAAAGATCCCTTTTACTATAAAATATGTTGAGGACTTACTAGAGTCAAAAGAGTGCTGTCTAATCTACTCCGACCATAGGGAGCCAATAGAGAAAATAGCTGCCCATTTTAAAGTCCCCGCCATAACTGGGAGTACTCCGGCGTCAAAGAGGGCAGAGTTGGTATCTGCATTTCAATCCGGTAAAATAAATATCATATGCGCCACAGTGGGGTCCCTTAAAGAGGATTCAGATCTATACAGGGCCAAAGACCTTGTCCTAAATGACCCTCCTTGGGTCCCTGGGGATATCCTCCAAGTAATAAACAGAACCAGGGCATTGGGGGAAAAAGACCCCAGGGCGGTCCACGG